TTTTCAGAGATAAAATCGTATCCTTTACCTTTCAATTGTTTTGCCATATACTTTTTAGCTCTTTCATCAAGCTTAACAGTTTTTTGTTCGAATAATAGATCAGATTTAATTTGATCTAACTGTTCTTTTAAAACTGCATTTTCTTCTGCAACAGACTCAAGCTTACTAGAAGCTTCATTTATTTGATTTTTACCATCGATTACAGCTTCTTTAATGCTTTCTTTTTCAAGAGCACTGTCAACTGCTAAATGGTTTCTTAATCCTTCTAATACTTTAACAGCTTTTGTATTTTTTACTGCTTCTGAAATTGTATCAGTAGGAATTTTTTCTTCTAGATATACATCTAGATAATTAGAAATATTTTCAACTAAATCACTTTGGAAACCTGAAGCACTTTCATTAATTTCACTTTCATATTTTTCGATAACCATTTTAAGCTTATTAGCTCTATCTGAATCGATTGCTTCAACTACTCTTTGTAATTTATCTGAATGATCGACATCAATTTTTTCAACAAGCTCTGTTAACTTTTCTGTATACATTTCGTCTTGTCTGTTTAATGCATCTTCTACATGTAATTCAACCTTATCGTTGACTTTACTTTCGAATACAGTTTCAATTTCAGATAGAACTTCATCGTTAAGTGCTCCATCAGTTGCTTCTTTTAATATTTGTTTAATGTCCATAATTTAGAATATACTTATATTATTATTTAATATCTTACGCTCTATTTTTTTATCAACTATGTTAGATAAATTAGAACTAGCTTTCTTATAATCTCTATCCATTACATTAGTTATAAATTTTTTAATTTCTGTTTTTATAGCCTTCATTTTTATTATTTATAGAGTTTTTAAAAATTTGATAATATTATCTTTTAAAAATGTATCTTTACCTTTTAGAGGCATATTGCTTATATTTTTTTCAAAAGTTTCATATGATTCTTCAAATTGTCCGTATTTGTTTACCACATACTGTTTACTTTCTAATATACCATTTACAAATGCTTTAGGAAATGATGGATCTGCTACACAGTCAATAGCAACTAATTTAAAATCTTTAACTCTATTAACACCGTCTGTACCTGATTCTGGTATTAATTGACCTAATGCTCTTGAACTCATACCTACTCTAACCCCGTCATTGATTAAACTTCTTACTATTAAACCTGTAGGTGTAGAAAGAACTTTACTTTTTCCGTAAAATACATTACCTTCTTGCGACATTTCAGTTACTAAATGACAAGCTCTCTCTAGATCAACATCAGCTGTTGCAGGATGATTTAACTCACCCATTGCTCGTCCAGTCTTAACCATCATATTTTCATAACGTTTAATTTCACGTTGCATTTCTTCTAGTGGATAAATTCTTTTATTTCTATTGACTCCTTCAGCCATCATATACGGCCCTTTAATATAAAAGTTTTTATTGTCTTTTGAGTTACCTTCCTCAACGATATATTCAAACTCTTCCTTAGGAGCTGGTGTTTCTACAATTAAGTTTAATCCCATAATATTATTTATAGCTTTTTAGCTTATTTCCATCCGCAATTCAATTCTTTCTCAGTGACTATTAAGAATTTATAACCTTTTTTATCTGCCCATTGTTTAGCTGCTTTCCATTTTGCTACATTTACAACATACGTCTTTTGTTCATATAACATAGTAGAACTTTTTTTCTTTTTAGATCTTACAGGTCTTTTAGTCTGTTTACTAGGTTTTATTTCAATTAAAAATTTATTATTATTACCATTTCTATCTTTAAAAATTATAAAATTATCTACAAAATACCTATGCACTTTATTATCTAATGGACTCAAGTAAGGTATTATTACATTTTCACTACCCCATTTTAATATATTTTCATTACAATCAGCCCATTTAAAAAATTTCAATTCCCAACCTGATCTAAAGATAGGTAACTTCTTTCCTATATATTTTTCTATATTAACAGGCTTATATACACCTTGTTTAAATTTATTTCTATTATTATTTTTCAAACCTTATAAATATAATTATGACATTTGAAGAAAAAATCATTAAAAATTCTAGTATTAGACAAAAAAATCTTGTAAGACCGGCAAAGATTGCGTTCGAAAAGCCTGATACTGGAGTTACAATTAATAAAAAAGGCGCATATTACCTTATAAAAGACTCAGCAGATGTAACTATAAAATATGTTGTACACCTATGCTACGGTTCATACAATAACCCTATAAACGATTTAAAAGGTAAATTTACTCAAAGTGAAATTATAGATTTTGTAGGAAGAAGTAAAGAAGAACAGCAAACAAAACAGTTGTTAAATATTATTTTAACTGATATTGGTGTAGTAAACAATAATTTTTCTACTGAAACAAAAGAAGATCTAGATCTAACTATTAATGATGAAATAGATGATGTATATGGAGATTATGAATTAGAAGATTCTGATTCAACTTCAAGTAGCTCATCTACTACATCTACTGAAACTATAGATGTTAATGATGCTAGTGGTATAATACAAAAACTTATAGAAGTTTTTCAAGCAAAAAGTTAACCAACGAAGAATAAAGGTGGATCTGCATCTCCTTGACCAGGAGCTCCTGTCATTAATTGCTCTTCTAAAGCAGCTTTTTCAGCTAAGCCTTCTTGCAATAGATCAGTATTAAGAGTCCCTCCTCCAAATAATTGCGTACCTTGGTATTTACCTCTTACTCTACCTACTGATATTTTACATAAAGCTTGAGCATATTGATATACCCAAAGTTCTTTTACTAAATCTCTAATAGGTCTTTCAACGTAACAAGATATCACACCATAAAATCTAATACTAGAGTTACTAGCGTTAGGTTGTGGGTACATTCTCAATAATTGAGTTCTAGGATCAAACGTATACGATCTTCTTGTAGCTAGCATTTTTTCTCTTGTTTCTAACCAATTTTTTAAAGTATACCAGCTTACTAAATCAAAACCATAATTACCCATCGCATAACTAAAATATGTTTGCTGAGCTAATGTCTGTTCAATAGTAAATAAAGTATTAATACCAGTTGTTGAACCTTCTTCAAAGTCAGTAATATCAATTACCTTTCTATAATCCATTACATCATAATCAAAACTATTGACATATGTATCAACTTCTCCTACAGATACTCCTTGCACTGTAAAATTATTTTTAACTTCAGGTTTAAATGAACCTTCAATTTCAGAGGATAATGATGATGTAGATAACGAACTTACTATTGTATTTTTTAATAATTCATTGAATATATCTCCTACGTTAACACCGTCTGTTAGTATACTAGAAAGAACTGTAGTTGAAGTTGTCATATTATTATTTAATACCCTCCCCCACCACCGGAGTCTTCACTATAAGGTCCACTTCCTGAATCATCATCTTCTCCAGATTCATCTTCAGCAGGTGGTATATAAGGTGAATCTCCTGAGCCTCCTTCTGATTCAGCATATGATATATTACCACCGACAAATTTACCCTTAACTTCTTTAATTTGTATATCTTTAAAAGCTACAAAATCATTTAAATTCCCTTCAGTATTAATATTAGTTGTAGAACCATCGGTGAAACTAAAATTGAAATATGGTGTTGGTGTATCACCTGCTGAAAAACCATTAGCATAAGTAACAAATCTAAATTCAGACCACTGACTTTTAGGAGGTAATATATAAGGGCTTATATTATCTCCTGTATCATTACTGTTATTTTTAATTACTATACCATCTACCATATTATTATATTTTGAAACAAATAACTGCCCTGTAACAAGATAGCTTTTATGTGCAGTAGGTCTCCAGAAATTATTATCTTCTATTGTCGGTGTACCAAAAGCTGTAAAATAACTATCTTCATTAGTTGATATAGGTGTTACTTTATTATAACCTGTTAATCCTCCTAAAAAAGTAGTAGCTTCATAATTTATAGCCGCACCGGTACCTCTATATATCCCTGTAGTATATGTTGACATTGTGTCGGTATATACTGTAGATAAAATCCCGATATGAGTATAACCTAAAACTTGTTGAGCTCTATGCTCTTCATACGTGCCTGAATAGTACCCTAAACCTGTACTATCATACATATAATGCGGAATAAAATTACCTAATAAGTATGCAGGGTCAAAATATATTGCTTTAATAGCACTAGTAGCTACGAATGAAGTATCTGATTCATCGATTAACTTAGTAAAGTCTTTATTAAATGTCTTTAAGTCTTTTTGTTCTTTAAACGTATCTGTATTTTGTAAAGTAAATAAATCAGCTAAATTAATACCATGATCTTTTTTATAAAGAGCACTATCAAACATAAGATATTCTTTTGTATAACCAGCAAACTTACTGAAATATTCTATAGCGATACTTATATTTTCATAAATTTGATCCCTATGTAACTCAACATTTATAAAAGGATAACCTAAAGATCTAAGAATTCTATCACTTAGTCTATTATAATTATCTACTCTTGTATTTAAATTGGTGCTCTGAAACCCTGAGATAGGTGCTATTTCGCTTTTAGACATAATAATATTTATTGAATAAAGTAAATTGAATCAATAAATAATAATATATGGCATTTATTAATAAGAATCAATCAAATACTTTTAACATGACTATATCATCAGTTGTAGCTTTTGGTGGTTTAAGTCAATTATCTGCATTTCAAGCAAGTGAAGTTTTAATCAGTAATAAGTCTGGACAAGATATTTATATATACGATAATGGATTAACCCCTGAAACATTTGCAGAAGTTTATCAAGATTCAAGAAGATTTTTACTTGAAAATTCAGAAAGTATGGTCTTAAGAGGTATAACAGATACTAGTCAAGTTTCAGCTAAAATAGCATCTGGACAAGGTACAATTTACTTTAGATCAGCATTCTTTAGTAATTTGAATCAGTTCTAAAATGATACCTAATATACCAGCTGTTAATAAACTTTCATTTGATTCAGAGGGTAATGATGAAAGAGATCATCCAGGATTATTGGATTTATTTCCTATAACAGGAGATGGTATAGCTGCATCTTGTATTTGCTTAAGAAGAGCTCATTATAATAAACCATTAATGAGAATAAGACGAGGTATTGATGATGTAGAATGTGATGTATATCCTTATAACATAAATGGGAAATTAAGAGGTATACACCCTAATAGTAAAACTGATTATTTTGGAAGAACGTTAGAAAATTTTATTTCAGGTGTCACGGTATCTGTTGTAAGATTATATAATCAATTAGATGGGGGTTACGGAGCTGATGCTACTCAAACTTCATCTACTAGTCAACCTAATTTAAGTAATATGGGTAATATGTTTAAAATAGGAGACGCATATGTATTTGATTGTAGAGATGGAGGTAATGATAGTCTTAATATAAGTAATGATGATAGTGGTATAGCATCTCAAAGTCTTCATTCCCACTTATTAGTATCAAATAGAGAATCGACTGGTGTGTATTATTTTGGACAACCGTTCGGTATTTATTTTGGTGAAACAGGGAATTTTGGAGCTTCAACAACAACATTATTTGCAGGTTCTTACTTAAGTAATTCCACTTCTCCTAATCGAACACCGGATGGTGAAGATACTGTTTTAATGGGTGTTTATAATGGAGCAAATAGTGAACTTTTTAGAGACGGAGTTTCGTTAAATACTGGAGATGTTGGTAGTAATACATACAGCGGAGGTAGTACTTTAAGTTATGGTAGATATTTTAGTTCTAGCTCATCAGGTAAATTATTAGGACCTATAACTTGGGTTAATCAAGATATGAGAGATAAAGGAGAAGAAATATCTCTCTATATGATGGATTTACTAAATATAACATAATTATGGCATATATATTATTCAATACAAAAGAAGAAGCAATTGATAGAGCTGAACAAGCAGGTATTAATTTAAATTTATCATATCACCGTGATGGTAATATAAACGGTACTAGATACGCAGGTATAGTTTTTAAAACTACTAGTGGTAAATATGCATGGGAGATTGTTGGCGATATAACATCTGCAGAAAACTTAGCTAAAGTATCAACAGCAACAGAAGAAACTTCTGAAGCTAATTACGAGCAAATTGTTTTTCCAGGTTAAGCTTGTGGTATTTCAGGAGCAGGTTCTTCACCTCCTGCATCAACTCCAACTTCAGCTGGTCCTCCACCAAAATCCGGAGGCGTTTCAGCACTAACTTCACTTGCAGCAGGAGGTAATCCTGTACCTTCAGCTCCTGGAGCTCCAGCTTTTTCTAAATCATCTCTCCAGTTAGGACCACCACCACCGATTTGTTGAATCTCCCACTGTAGTTCAGCGTCTTTTCTTAAGAACTCTCTATTAGCTTTTATTTCTATATCATTCCATCCTAAATATCTTTTCTGAGCATATGTTGATGATACAAATTCACTACCAGCTAATGTATTATAATTTTGAGCTTTAAGTTCTAATTTTTGATTCTCTCTTAACTCATAAAAGTTAGTCGGTACATTAAACTCAAGATATAACTCATTAGCGTTTAATTCATACTTTTCAAATAAACCAGTTAATTTCAAGTGAGTCATGAAACCATTTTTAAGACCAGTAGCAAATTGCTGTTGCAATCTAATAATAAATTTAGCAAACTTAAGCTCTTCTCTAAGCATATCTAAACCATCATTATATGATGATTCACTATTCAATCTATTGGTAGGTACTTTTAATGCTTTATATAGTTTATTAACAAAGTATACTAAATCTGCTAATTCACCTAAATTAGCCCCACCTTGTAATTGAGTAACTGATGTTCCATCAGAACCTGCTCTCTTAGCAAACCAGAAACTATCTAACATTGATTGAGGGTTAAATTTTTGAACTTGACCTGATTGATTAACATCGAATGTCTTTTTACTCCAATACTCTTGAATAAGTTTTCTTAAGTAAGCTTCAGCTTTAGGTGGTGCCATATTACCGACATCAACATTAAAAACTAATCTTTCAGGAGCTCTAACTAATCTATATATAACAATAGCATCTTCAATTAAAGATAATTGTCTATAAGCTCTTCTTGCGTTTTCTATATGAGGTAATCTAAATGTCTTATCTTGATTCCAAATACCTGAATTAACATATGAGATTTGATTCTCATCCATTGGTATAAAGTCGTACTTATCAATTTTTTCAGGTTTATTTTCATTAAAGATTGGTTTACGTAAAACGAATCCTTTAATAATCATATTTTGAATATTGTCATATATAGGATCTATTAAATCAGGAGGTAGCATAACTGCACCTAATATACCATCTTGTGTGAATCCGTTATGAATAATATGCTCAAAATAAACTTCGCCTTCTATCAACAATTGTCTGAAATATTCAAAACCTTTTTTATCTAAATTAAAATAACCAATATATTTTTCAAACTGATCCTTTATCTCTTGCGTTTTTTCAGCATCAAGATCAGAACCATTCTTAAATTTTAAATTTACTATGTTACCGCTTTCATCTTTATTGATACACTCATCGCAAATTTCGTCTAATGCATCACTAATCTCAGCAAACGCTGCCATAATTCTATAATCTCTTAATCTACCTCCTTTATTCTCTTCAATATTAGCGTAAACTAAAGAGTTATAATTACCATCTACAGCAATTTGACCTGCACCTTGGTTATTAAAATCGTTATTATAAAATATAGAATTTTTAGCTAAAGCTTCTACTCTTCTCATTCCAGTATCCTGAAACGTATTATACTTTGGATTAAGATCTTGCATTACTGCATTAAAATCCATAGTTTGATAGGGTAGTTTATTAACTAAGTTTTTGAAAAATCCTTGCTCGGCCATTGTAATTATTTAATTAAAATTCTTATACTATCAATTAAAACCACTTCCTATAATAAAGAAAGTGCTTTCCCCTGCAGGTGCACCTATTGAAATAATCTGATCTGTATTATAACCAAATCCTGAATTAGTTATAGAAAGTGATACTACTGAACCTCCACTTAACGTTGCTGTTATTTGAGCTCTACCTTCTTCTGGGGTTGCATTAGGTTCTGGTATATGTATTGTAGGTGTATTAAAATACCCAAAACCTTTATTCAATATACCTAATGGTTTAATTGTACCAGTTCTATCTGAACCTGATAAGTCGTTAAATACAAAAGTAGATAATCTCATTGAATTTATATCAGGGAACATTATAGCTTTAATAGAAGCTTGATACGGTTTAAAATCATTAAATGCTACGTCTCTATTTAAATCTCTACTAAAAGGAATAGTGATATCTTTTATCATCGCTGAAATAGTAGTTTGTAAAGATAGAGAACCAGTATCATCTAATGGATTTGGATCTTCAAATTTTATATTACCTCCTCCTGATAAGGTTTCAGCGGATAAAGGTGTGCCTATTGAATCTTCTAAACGTAAATTTGATAATCTATATCTATTATTTGCACTTAATAAATCATTTCTCGTACCTTGCTGTACTCTAAAATCACTCATTAAACCTTTTGCATTGACATATGATATACCACTTATTTCATCTGCAATTGAACTACCAATTTTAAAACCTGATACTGTTAACATATCTGATGCATTTATGTTCTTATTATCAATTTTTAAATTACCATCTAAATAGATATACTCTTGATTTTCACTTATACCTATTAACAAATGATGCCATCTATTAATTTCAAATGCACTAGTTACTAGTCTAACAGCATTAGATTCATTATAAACTGCAGTTGAATAAGTTAACGAACCTTGATAGTCTATCCCATATATACGTCTCTTTGTAGATTCAGGACCTTCGAAACTGCCACCAGTTTCAAATATTTTACCATAAGTACCACTTAAAGGATATTCTTGAAAATTAACAAATGCTTCAAATAAACCATCTCTTTTATCTTTATTGTTGAAATTAATTGATACTGAATCTTGACCTTCAAAGAAGTTTGCAGCAGTTATTGCATCTTCAAATGTAATGTCTAATGGATATTGAAGATTAACTGATGATAATAGTAAGCTACTATCCGGGTCGGTACCTGAATCTGGTATTGATAAAGTAAAGAAACTTTTCTCTTCATTAGTAGACAGTGTATTTGTTTTACGCTGTATAAAGAAACTAGTATCATCACCTCTTGTCCATATATCACTTAAATGATTAGACGTATACCTACCACCTGCTCCTGAAGCTGGTCCTGAAAAATTATTTAAATCAACAAATGATGAAAGATTGAATACACCAGCACTTAAATAGTTTCCAGTAATACCTTGAGTTATTGAAGATAAATTTAAAGCATCGGTACCAGTACCAAATTTACCTAAATTACCATTATAATCAGGAGGTGAATCAGGATTAATAGCTGGTATATATCTATAATATAATCCTGGATTTCTTACTAAAATATCTCCTATAGTACCACTATCTATAATAGCTTCTGCAGAGATATTTTGAGCTTTAGAATCAGGTAAGCTAATACTTACATCTGGTGTCTCTTTATAACCTGAACCTGGATTGGTAATTGTAACTGATTGAACAGAACTATTTGATAATGTTAAAGTAGCTACAGACCTGTCAGGTCCTTCTCCTTTAAATGCATGATCTGAAAAAGCATACCCAGCTATATTGTATGGTATAAATCTTATTTTACCTGCAGAAATCGAAGGGCTATTTAATATTATAATATTTTCATTTAATACAGTAAACGGTATTGGTTGCCCTGTAATAGGTTCTTGTCTATCAAATACATCAATAGTAGTTAAAGCATTAAATGCAGTAGGATTATTACTGCTAACTAGTACATTAGATGTATGATTAAAACTATAACCTTGTAATAGAACATTACCCGAAGCGTAAGGGGATAAAGTTAAGTCTTCTACAATATTTGTATTGTTATAGAATATACCTGTAATTTGAGGATTACCTGATACTGAGATCGTTTCAATTCTATTATCTAATCCTGTAGATGTAGGATATGTATAAGTATTACCTGATAGAGATTCAAAATTATCATAATTTTCTAATTCAGTTTCTAATCTAAAGTTATTATCTATATAAAATACGTTACCTTGCGGGTCATCTACATCTTTAAACAACCAACCTTTTAAAGTGAATGTAGTATCACCTGTTACTCTTGCTTTTTGATTACCTGCTAATTCAGTCGGATAACTTAAACTAACATCTCCGTTCCATAATACTTCACTTCTTATTTCTTGATCAACACTTAAACCAAATTCTTCTGGTACCTTCCATGATACCACTACATACGGATTACAAAAAGGTACAAAATTACTTAAAATTTGATCCATATCAGTTTGATATCTTGTAAGAATAGAAACTGATAGATTTATATTAACTGGTATAGGAGCTTTTAAATGTCTAGATACTTTATCATTACCTATTTCTCCTTGATAATAGAATCCATCTACTTTATTAAAAACTCTATTTTCATCTCTAGATACTGAGTTCACATTAACTGAAACAACTGGTAACGTTAATGTTTTATTTTCATTAATAATATCTTGTAACACTCTTTGTTTCGGTGCATAAAGATATCTTACGTTTATCTTATCTTGCTCGTTTCTATTTTTATTGAAACGGCCTATGACAATATCATCGAACGCAGCTACAAACTGCGTCAACATATCTTTAATTTCGAAATAAAAGGGCCTACTCTTCACTATTATTATTTAATGTTTATCCCAGGGAAAGACATACCAAGCATCGCCTTCATATTCAGCTCCATAAAATCCTTTAGTAAATTTAGACGTTTGTCTTTTAATACATGCGCTATAGTATATTTCTTTAATTTCTCCTCTATCATAATGATAATTTAAATATTTAGAAACTACATCGAAAGTCAAACCTGAATCATTTATATCATCAACTACTAATACATTACCTGCAAGTGAAGGGTTACCATAATATTGCGTCTCTTCTACGTCTCTAGTTCTTACCCCAAGCATATCTAAGTATGGGGTTTCTAATTGATAGCTTATCATAGTAGCTGGTATCATTCCTCCTCTTGCTATACCTAAAATAGAATCTATTTTTATATTTTTATCTTTTATATATGATAAAATATTATCATTAAATGAAGATATATCACTCCAAGATATATTTTTAAGATTCTTACTGCCCATATATAATTATAGACTCTTTTTCTTCTTTTTCAACTTCTTCTTTTTCTTTTTAACCTCTTCATCTCCAATACCGTTACTATGAAACATACCATTGAATTTAGATGCTTGAACTGTTGGTAAATTACCTTTATGAAATGAATTTTTACTTTGAGCTGGTGTATATTTTCCATAATTTTTATCATTATTTCTTTGCTGCATTACACCAATCGCATGCTGATTTAAACCTTCTAAAATTTTTTCAATTTTTATATCGAATTGCATAATAATATTTATTAAATATTAAGTAATGAATGGTCTTATTTCTTTGTTACGGAATGGTTTTGAAAATTTTAATTTTGCTACGTTGTTATTAGCGGGTCTAGGTGCGTTTGCTGCTCTATGGCTTAATAATCAATATGTAACTAAAGAAGTTTATGATAGAGATAGAGAAATTATTCTTTTAAAAATCGATAACTTAGAAACGCAGACAGAAGCTATTAGATATATGGCAATGAGTAACACAGAAGATATAAAACAAGTGTTACCTATAGTTAATAAAATAGAAGATTTACTTTCTAATTTAATTACACCTACTGGTGATATTATTTTAACTGAAAATATGAAGCAGTTAGAAGTTGATATAGCTATTATAAAGAAAGATATCGAGTATATGAAAAATAGATTATGGCCTACCTCGAATTAATAAAATAATTCTAAGTAAATTTTAGTATATTTGTCTTCAAACTTTCTTGCCTCTACTTCATACTTATTATAGTAATACTTATTAGAGCATTTTTCTACATCTTCCTCTGAATAATCCATTTTTCTACCAGAGATGTCATCTAAATTATCTTGAATGAAATGTTTTAATTCATGAAAGAAAGAGCTTATAACCCATTCCCTTTTTTTCTTAACCCCTCTATTAGGACCTTTTAAAGATAATTCCATTTCATTATGATCGAAATAATAACCGGAATCTGGTCGATCTACTCCTTTTATATCTAACTCGTAACTCCATACCTTACGAGTATTTTTATGTTCATTAAGTATAAAATTACAGAAATTATTAAGTTGTTTTTTATTAATTTTAAGTTGTTTAAACTCTTTCTTAGTTTTATTATCTAAATTTAAATTAACAATTATCACATCTTTATTATATCAGAGTTCCTAAAAAAAAGAGCGTTATAAAACGCTCTCTTTGTTTAAATCTTACCGTTATTTTTCAAACGATTATATTGTCTTTCCGGAATACCTAATTTAATCCAAGGCGGTGTAGTATCTTCTTCTACTACCTCTTCTTCCTTTTCAACAACTTCTTCAACTTTAGCTTGCGCTTTAGCATGTGAGCCATCGCACTTACCACCTTCATCGTCTGTATCACCGCATCCACAATCTGGTTTAGCATCATAAATTTCTACAAGTTGTTTAATTAATTTACCTTTATTGAATCTTCTATCAAGCTCAATACCCTCTTCACGACCTAGGAGCTCTAGATCGACTTTACTTAGTTGTTTTAATTCTTTTTCAGTCATATTAAAATCCTAATAATATCTTTCTTGATCTTTCTTGAGGTCCTTGTATCTTACCAATTGATGTTGCTGAGGCATGTAATGTATGTGATCCTGATGCATCAACACCTTGACCTCCAATACCTTTCGGAAATGCTGCATTTGTATCATACTCTTGTACATAATGACCACCATCTGATTTATCATAAGTTATAACTCCTACTTTAAATCCTGATGCATTTGATGTAATTGTTGCTGCTCTTCCAGCTCCTCCTACATTTGCTAAAGTATATTCAACAGGTCCTAATGCATTACCTACAGCTGGTGAGTTTGCAACTTCATTCTCATTATAAATGATACCTGCTGGTTGTAAACCTTGTTTTGTTCTCTTAACTTCAAATACTATATCTGCTCCAGATGTTATATAAACTTCTGTACCAGCTATTTCTCTAGAGAACGAAGCTGTTTTAATTGTTATTGTTTCACCTGCTCCAAAGAATTGACCTTGACCGGTAACATGAACTGATGCTTTAGGTATTTCTTGACCACTTACCTTACCAAATTTACCTGTTAATGATCCACCTAGTAATTGAATAGCTGATAAAGTAATTTTAATAGCACCATCAATACCACCTGAACTTGCTACGAATGTTGGATTAGCATTTCCTGATTGATTAGCACTTAAATGATTAGCATTTGATTCGAAAGTATAAGTATGACCTAATACATTAGCATCATTTAATACATTACCTTTACGATCTAACGCTCTTCCTGCTCCAGTAGAAAATACTGATGCACCAATGTTTCTTTTAAATAAATCTTCATTACCAGCTCCTTGCGCACTATTGGAAGCTGCGTCTGTTGCGTAAAATGCTCTTGCTTTTGTTGTTGATCCGATTAAGCCTCCGCCTCTCATAAAGCCTAAGTCTTTAATCTTAATCTTCTTAGTACCTAATGGGTTGGTACTGGTTGATGTTATTAGTGTATTAGCACCTCCAACTACGCAATAGTAAAGAGACTTATCAGTAGCTTCAGGCGCTCCAAAAGCTCCTTGCGCATGTTGATTTTCGTACCCCATTACGCCTGCTGATAAAAGGGCGTTATTATAAATGTTACTTAAAGTAAATCCTGAACTCATACTAATATTTATATATCTTCAACAACTTTTCCGCAAACTATCGCGCTTTTTCCCAAGACAAAGCAAAGCAATGCGCATAGGTCGCAGAATGTTACAGACGTTATAAATAAGTTTATGTATCAATATAAAGCAATTATAACAAAGGTAATCGACGGTGACACTGTTGATGTAGATATCGATTTAGGTTTCGATGTATGGTTAAAGAATCAGCGCATCAGACTATACGGCATTGACACTCCAGAGAGTAGAACGTCAGATAAAGTAGAAAAGGTATTCGGTAACTTAGCAAAAGCTAAAGTGCTACACTTCTGCCCTGTAGGTGAAAAAATAGTCCTTCAGACTAGAACAGACGACAGTAGAGGCAAATACGGTAGAATCTTAGGTGAACTAATTACCGATGAAGGTATTAATGTTAATACTTACCTTGTAGAAAATAGTTATGCTGTTGAATACTTCGGTATGTCGAAAGAAGACATAGCTCAGAAACAATTAGATAACCGTCAAATTATTCTTGAAAGAGGAGAAGTTACAATTTAATTAATTTTTTTCCTATACTAGAGATACTTCGAGTATAGATTCCCTTACACACGTTAAAATTAATAGGAGAGTTCCCTTGAGACTGTTATAAATATAGTCCATGGAGAATGTAATATCAAATATACAAGCAGGTCTCAAAGCAATCACACAAATGGGAGTTGGAGTAATTTCAATATCCATTATTGCAGAGATTCTATTCGGAACAGGAGCGCTATTCGGTGCTGATGTTGTCGGAAATCTTACGTCAATAGTGTCTACCTTAGGAGGACAAAATGGATTAGTCGGACTAATCGCATTACTTCTATTAGTGGTACTATTAAAAAGAGATTGATTATAACAAAGAGAGAGTTCCTACCAGAGCTCTCTCTTTTTTTTTATAGGAACTGTGATATAATATAGTATGAGTCATTTCGGAGATCATATTATAATAGATTGCTATAATTGTAAGATAGGTTCCTTATCAGATGAGGAACGTATAAAGAATTGTATTAATGATATAGTTAAAGCTTGTAATATGGAACTAATGAACGTTCCTGTTGTATATAAAGCTAAGCCGATATCGGAACGCGATAAAGGAGGCTATACAGCATTCGCAGTAATAACTGAGTCTCATATATCTATGCATACGTTCCCGTTCCGTGGTTATAACTCTATAGATGTATATACTTGTAGGAACGATCTCGACCATAATAAGGTACTAGA